ATGCCGCACCCGCCTTCAGAGCACCCCACCGCCCCACATTCGCGCCCGATCCGCGCGGCCCAGTACGTGCGGATGTCGACCGAGCACCAGCAATACTCGACGGAGAACCAGGAAGAGGCTATCCGCCAGTATGCGACTCGGCGCGGCATCGAAATCGTTCGTACCTACGCCGACGAGGGTAAGAGTGGGCTGAGTCTGGACGGGCGCGATGCTCTGAAACAGCTACTGGAGCACGTTCAGGGCGGGGCCGTCGATTTCTCCCTCATCCTGGTCTACGACGTCAGCCGCTGGGGCCGGTTCCAGGACGCCGACGAGGCCGCCCACAACGAGTTCGTCTGCAGGCGTGCCGGAATCGATGTTCAGTATTGCGCCGAGCCCTTCGAAAACGACGGCAGCTTCGGTTCCGACATCCAGAAAATGCTCAAGCGCAAGATGGCCGGCGAATATAGCCGCGAGCTCTCCGTCAAGGTCTTTGCCGGCCAATGCCGCTTGATCGAGCACGGATATCGGCAGGGAGGCCCGTCCGGCTATGGGCTTCGCCGGGAGCTCATTGACCACACAGGCGCAGCCAAAGGCGAACTGGTACGCGGCGAGCACAAGAGCATCCACACCGACCGCGTGGTTCTGATTCCTGGACCGCCCGAGGAGGTGACCACCGTCCAATGGATGTACCGGGCCTTCGTGGAAGAAGGGATGTCAGAACGGGAGATCGCCTTACTCCTCAACAACCGCGGCATTTCCACGGACCTCGGCCACCCGTGGACACGGGGCACCGTCCATCAAGTGCTGATCAACGAGAAGTACATCGGCAACAATGTCTGGAACCGGATGTCCTTCAAGCTGAAAAAGCGAAGGGTCAGAAACCGTCCGGACTTGTGGGTTCGCGCAGATGGTGCATTCGAACCGATCATTGACCGACATTTGTTTGATGCCGCACAGGCGATCATCTGCCAACGTTCACTTCGATTCTCCGACGAGGAGATGCTAGAAGGATTGAAGCAGTTGGTCTTCGAGCGCGGATACCTCTCGGGCTTGATCATCGACGAAACCGAGCATCTCCCGTCAAGTTCGGCTTATCGCACTCGCTTCGGCAGTCTGCTGCGTGCCTACCAGTTGGTCGGCTACTCGCCCGATCGCGATTACCGATACATCGAGATCAACCGCGTCCTACGGCGAATGCACCCGGATATTCTGGCCGAGGTAATTTCAAGGATCGAGCACCTCGGCGGCAGCGTGCGGTGTGACCCGGCAACCGACATCCTCACGGTGAACGAGGAGTTCACTGCTTCCATTGTGATCGTACGCTGCCTGACGATGCCCGCCGGCTCACTGCGCTGGAAAATGCGCTTCGATGCCGGCCTGCGCCCGGACATCACCCTGGCCGTCCGCATGGATGCCGGGAACGAGCACCCGCTCGACTACTACCTTCTGCCCCGGGTCGACGTGGCGGCCGGAGCCGTCCGGCTGAAGGAAGAGAACAGCATCTATTGGGACGCCTATCGCTTCGATTCCATCGACCACTTCTTCTGGCTGGCCTCCCGCGCAAACATCAGGAGCGTCGCATGAACGAGGACGCAAACCAGCAGATCCATATGATCCCTGTCGACGCCATTACGGTGTTGAACCCGCGTGTCCGCAACAAGCGGATATTTCAGGAACTGGTGACCAGCATCGCCAACCTCGGGCTCAAGAAGCCGATCACCGTCAGCCTGCGAGGCGATGGTTCCGGCTATGACCTGGTGTGCGGCCAGGGCAGGCTGGAGGCGTTCCTCGCGCTGGGGCAGAAAAAGATCCCGGCCGTGGTTGTTCAGGCTACCAAAGATGATTGTTTCGTCATGTCGCTGGTGGAAAACTTGGCCCGCCGGCACCACACGCCCCTCGAACTGCTGGGGGAGATCGGCTCGCTGAAGGAGCGTGGCTATTCGATCAGCGAGATCGCCGCCAAGACCGGATTCAGCAATGAGTACATCTACGCGCTTTGCTTTCTCCTGGACCATGGGGAGAAGCGACTGCTGGCTGCCATCGAGCGTGGCGTGATGCCCTACAGCATTGCCATGGAGATTGCCCGCGCGAAGGATGCCGACGTCCAGCAGGCGCTGGCCGAAGCTTACGAGAACAGGTCACTTCCGGGCAACCAGTTGGTGGCGATCCGGCGGATCATCGAGCAGCGCAACCTCAGCGGCAAACGTATGCAGTCGACCGGCGGCAACCGATCGAAGAAGCAGGTCACGGCCGACGCGCTGGTCCGCGCCTATCGCAAAGAAACGGATCGCCAGAAATTACTGGTGAAGAAGGCAACATTGACTCAGAGCCGTCTGATCTTCGTGGTGAACGCTCTGCGCCGCCTGCTGGATGACGAACACTTCGTGACCCTGCTGCGGGCTGAATCGCTGCACACCATTCCGCGCCCCTTGGCGGAGCGCCTGGGTGGAAGCGGAGGCTGACGTGCCGGAGCCGGTGAAGGCCGCCTTCGAATCTTCCCTTGTCACCGTGCCGGCAGAATCCATACTGCCGTTGCATCAGGTCACCGACGCCCAGAAACAATCCGCCAAGTACAAGCTGATCGCGACCTCCATCGCAGAGGTGGGCATCATCGAGCCATTGGTGGTCGCCCGCCCCAAGAACGGTGACAGCCGCTATCTGTTGTTGGATGGCCACCTTCGCCTCGCGGTACTGGTGGACATGGGGGAGCGCAAGATCCGCTGCCTCATCTCCGACGACGACGAATCCTACACCTACAACAAGCGCATCAACCGGCTGGCGACCATCCAGGAGCACTACATGATCATGCGCGCCCTTGAGCGTGGCGTTCCTGAGGAAAAGATCGCCAAGGCACTGGACGTCGATATCAAGCAGATCAAGCGGCGGCGCAGCCTGTTGGAGGGCATCTGCCCCGAGGTCATCGACCTTCTGAAGGACAAGTCGGTCAATCCCAGGACCCTTGAGACCCTCAAAAAGATGAAGCCGGGCCGCCAGATCGAGGCTGCCGAGCTGATGGCAGCGGCGGGGAATTTCGCATCGAGTTATGCCCAGGCCCTGCTTGCGGCCACGCGCCAGCATGATCTTGTCCACCCGGAGAAGCCAAAGGAGGTGGGAGGAATCACTCCCGAGCAAATGGCCCGCATGGAGCGCGAGATGGAGTCGCTGCAGCGCGATTTCAAAGCCGTGGAGGCCTCGTATGGCGATGACGTGCTGCAATTGGTAATCGCCATAGGCTACCTCACGAAATTGGTGGGCACCCCCGAGGTCACGCGATATCTCGCCGCCTACCATCCCGAATTTCTCGATGAATTCCGGGCGATCATCGCCGCCGCGTCGCTTGACCAAGGAGGAGCGACGACCTGAAAGGTGAAGGAACCGCCCGACCCGGGGACCCGGACCCGAAAGCGCGGGGACCGCAGGAGATGCCGTCGCGAGGGGCGGATCGAGCGCGGGGGTGGGAATGGCGGCGAACCCGTGCGGAGCCCACCGGTGGCCTGCCTTGTTGCAGGCCAAAAACACGAAAAGCGGCCGACCGGGAGAAAGCCTCCCGGTCGGCCGCAGTACTTGAAACGATGCGCTCTATTTCCCGATGATCGGTGGCGCCTGCGCCAGCAGGGTGCGGGTCTGTTCGGAATCCGCCGAGCCGCCGAACTCGAAGTCGAAGGCGGTGGCGAACTTACCTGCCAGCAAGGTGACGACGGAAATGATGCAGCCGCCGACGGCGGTGTTGCCATCGACCTGGCCGAACACCATGAAGGCGATTCCGCCGATGATGCCCATACCGGCGGTGACCAGCAGGACGTTGGCGCGGGTGTTGCTGCGGCCGGCCTTGATGAACTCACTGTCCCTGGCACGGGCGTTCTGACGGTCGGCCAGGGTCGCGGTCAGGGTGGTGAGCGCGCCGGCCATCTGCTGCATCCGCTCCTCGTGGGCGAAGGTCTGGGCCTGGGAGCGAAGCTGGAAGACGAGGTTGGGATCGGCTAGCACTTCGCGGGCCTGGGCGGGATCGTCGGTGCCGGTGATGGCGCGGACGGTGTCGGCCAACTTGCCCACCGCCTTCTCGGCATCGTCACCGAACAGGCCGGCGATGTCGGGGGCGACGTCCAGGGCCACCTTGGCGAGACCGGCGACCGGGTTGGCGGCGATGGCGGCGGCCTCGCCGAGGAGATCAAGCAAGTTCATGGGAGACCTCCAGGGCGGCGCAGGCGTGGGCGTAGTGGGCCTTGCGGTCGTCGAGTCCAGTGAGGCCGCCGTTGATGCGTCGGGTGATGGTTTCGATGTCGCGGGCATCGGCTGGTCGGTTGAGGCCGTTCCTGTGCCAGAACCAAACGGCCGAGCGGGCGGCGGGAGCGGGCTGTTCCAGCAAGTCCGGCTGGGCGATCAGGTCGAGGCCGAGGGCGGTGCCGCAAGCGGCATAGTTCGCCTTGCCGGTGACCTGGATGAGGCCACGGCCGCGATAGCGCCAGCCGTCGCCGGAGGCCTCATCGCCATTGCCCATGCGGTTGGCATAGACTCTGGAACCGATGCGTTGCGGCTGGCGGGCATAGGTAGCGGCCTGGCCCGCGTCGAAGTGGCGAGGAAAGACCCGCAGCAGCGCTTCGGCGGAGTAGTTGAGGTTTTCGGCCAGGGCGCGGAACTGTCCGCTTTCATGGGCGATCTGGGCCAGGAAGGCCGCCTGCCGCAGCGGCGTGTCGATGACCCATTCGGCGCAAGCCTCGGCCAGCGGGGTGGCGAAACGGGCAATATCGGTGGGCCGCGCCGCCGGCAGGGCGGCACGCAGGATGTCTGCGGTCAGCATGGGAACCTCAGTTGACGTGGACGCGGGAATCCTCGGCGACGGCGACAATCTCGACCTGCTCGGCGCGGGGGCGGATGGCCAGTACACGGGCGGATTGCGCCCAGGCTTGGCCGGGGCCGAAGCTGAAATACGTCCTCTCCTCCGAACCGCCGACATAGGGGGTGACGGTCAGGGGATCGAGGACGCGAACCAGGGTGGCATCACCGGGCACCGCCTGGACTCGGAACGGCCCGGCAAGACTGCCGTCGCGGCGACGTAGCGCCAGGTAATGGGTGGCGCCCTCTGTCCATTCCACCGGCTCGGACAGGGCCAGCACGTCGCCCTGGTGCCCGATCACCTCGCCGCCTTGCCCCCAGCGGGGCATGTCGTGGGTTATGGCGACCAGATCGCCGTAGGTGGGGATCATGCCCTCCAACTCGGTGCGGAAGGTGACAAGGCGGCGGCGGTAGCGGTTGTTTGCGGCGATGTAGAGACCTTCCCGCTGGGCGTGGTCCTTGGCGGTGCAGCCGAACAAATTGACCTTGGCTGGGTTGTCGCCCTGGCTGTCGGGCAGCTTCGCCGTGGTCTCGTCGGGCTTCCAGGTACGCGACGAGAAATACTCCACCGTCACCGCGTCGGCGGTGTCGTCGCCGGGCATGACGTATTTGATCTTGAACGAGCCCTTGACGATGTTGCGCGGCCCGAACATGGCCACCGGCATGGTCTGGGGCGCGTCGCGGATGATGCGGACGATGCCGCCCTGCTGGATGGGCACGGCGCGGCCGCAACGGGCGATGCGGGTCAGGGCCTCCCACACCGTCATGCTGGTGTCGAACACCGCGTCGAAGCTGTCGCCACGGGCGGCCCAAACGGCATCCAGAGTGGCCAGCGTCTTGAGGTCGATGCGGGCATCAGCCAGCTTCGCCCCATAGTCCGCTTTGCAGGCATCGGCGAAGGCCCAGGCGATGGAACGAGTCGGTTGCGGTGCCGACCAACCGCCCGCCGCCGACCACACCGGCAGCTTGCGAGTGGCGATGACGTTGATCATGCGGCTGGACCGCTGCGACAGATTGTCGGTAGCCCGCATCTTGACCGCCAACAGGGTGATGGCGCCGAAATCGGGCTGGCCGGTCAAATAGGCGCGCAGGGCTCCCCAGCGAATCTCGTGACCGGCCCGCTCGGCGGTGTCCTTGGTGTCGAGGCGCTTGAGGCGGACCTCGTAGCGCCCGGGCGACACCGCATAGCGGAAGGACAGGCGGATGGCGGTGTTGTTGGCGGCGGAGTGGGATTCGGTTGCCAGCACCGACCAGCCGGCAACGGCCGCGCCGTCGGCATCGATGGCGCGCGCCTCGACCTGCCACTGGACGGTGCGGCTATCGAGGCTGCCGCCGTCATTGGCATAGTAGAGGCCACGCGGCATCACCACGTCGATGCCCAGCGCCCCGGCCGTGGTGTCGACCGGATTGGCGGTGAACGGGCCGATGAAGCCATCGTCGCCGGAGGCCACCAGATTGGGCGCCACCAGCTCCTGGCCGGCGATCTCGGCGGCGGTGACCACGTCCGGCTCGAACAGCGTCACCGGGGAACCGGGCGGGACGATCTCTGTCTGAACCTCCTCGAAGGACGAGATCGGGGTGTCCTCGATGCGGATCTGCTCGACCGCATACTCGCCCTGGCCGATGACGTGGAGCTGATACAGGTACTGCTCGCCGCCGACGTAATCCTGGTAGGGCTCCGAGGCGAGGTCGGGATAGATCAGGTGGCGACCATAGATCACCGGGATCGGCTGCCCCAATCGGCCCTGATTACCCTGGGCCTGGATCGAATAGGTCGGGCTGGGGGCCGGGGCGCTGCCGCTGCCGCCCCAGTTGAGCGACGGCATCGACGGCTTGGGGGCCGGAATCACGGTGTTGATCAGCACCGAGCCGACCATGGCGATGCCGGCGGTGGCCATCGCCGCGGCGGTGCCGGTGGCGGTGTAACCCATGGCCACCGCCGCCATGGGGCCAAGATAGATGGCGGCCACCATCACCGCGATGGTCAGCACGATCCGCATGGGGTTCTTGCCGCCCCCGCCACCTCCGCCCCCGCCGCCCTGGGGCCAGCGAATGACGGTGACGACCTCGCCGTCGCCGATGGCCCGGACGGCATAGATGCCGACCGGCACCGCCATGCCGCCGATCAGGATTTCCGGTCCATCGGGCCAGCAATCCTCGGCAATGCCGCAGTCCAGCAGCAGGGCGCCCACCGTGATCCCGGCTTCCACCGCATGCACCGAGCGGCTGGTCACCGGCTCGAACGGATTGGTGACGATGACGATGGAGGCGGTCATGGCGCAAACCGATAGAAGCCCTCGATGGCCCAGCCGTTGAGGCGAAGGGCGTCGGAGCGCTGGAACACCACGCCGGATTCCTGGCTGCAATGGAGGACGCCGCCACCATCCACGTCGAGCCAGACGCCCACATGAATGGGATGGCGGGACCGACGCAGCAGCACGCAATCGCCTTCCGTAGGCGGGTCAACCTTGGCCCAGCGCCGACGCTCGGGGTGGTCGCGGAAGGTCCGGCCCATGACCAGCATGTCTTCGGGATTGCCGATCTCGGGCAGGATGGGGCCGAAATGGCGGGCCTGCACCATGCGGACGAATTCCCAGCAATTGAACGAGTCCGGCCCGCTGCCGTGGACGGACCACGGCAGGCCGATATAGGCGACAGCCCAATGCATGATGCCCTCGAAGGAATGGGGTCCAGGGACCGAGTCCCTGGCGGGTGCAGGGCAGCGCCCTGCGAAGATCAGCGTGCCAGTCCGGGAAAGCGCTGGGCGGTATAAGTGATGGAGGGGAACGATTTGTTGCCGGCATCCAGCATGCGGGCGCGCCCCGTGACCCTCATCGTGTCGGCCTCGACATCGGTCAGGATCATGGTGATGGGCGGGTCCATATGGGGGCCGTCGAGATCGGTGGAGAGATAGGGCCGCCAGGTGATCTCGATCACCTGCTGGCTGATGGCGGCTCTCTCAAGGGCATCGGTGATGTCGCTGCCGACATTGTCGAGGGTGACGGTGATTTCCGGCACCGGAGCGGTATCCACCGGCGGCGGCGAGAACTCGAAGGCCAACGCGGCAAAGGTCACCAGCTTGCCGCCATCGCGGGGAGCGCTTACCTCCAGCCGGGCGGTGAGATCGGCATGGTCGCGGACCACCCGGATCGGCTCGTCGAAGGTTGGATGCCAGATCTCCAGCGTATCCAGGATCACCGTGCCGCTGGGGGCGGAGGCGAACGCCTCCTTCAGCGCCTGGCTGAGAGCCGGATCAGGCATCCCGCCGGTCCTCGCCATAGGGGCACAGGGTGCGGGCTTCCAGCAGCAGGCGGATCTGGTGGACGATCTCGGACAGGCCTTCGACCGCCGAGCGCAGGGCCTCGGTCTGGCGGGCCTGCTCCTCCACCACATGGGCGAAGGCTTCGACGGGCACGCCAGAGGAGTCCGACGCCCCCTGCTTCCTCGACCATGCCCAGGCGATGATGGCGATGATGATTACCGTGGCGGCGATGGCGGCGACCTGGACCATGGGAGCGGCTTGCCCCCAGGCGCCGACATACTGGGTGGCGATACCCGCCCAGATTTCCGGGGATTGTTCCGCAGCCATGGCCGCCTACTCCAGCACGATGCCGACCTTGGCCGCCTCGGCGGTCAGGTCGGCGCTGCCGCGCCAGCGGAAGAAATAGGGCGCGGTCTCGACCACCTGACGAAGTTCGTCAGACTCGGTGACCGGGCCGAAGCCGATTTCCTCAGGCTGATCGGGGATTTCCGCATCGTCGGGGATGGCGAAGTAATGCTTGCCGCCGCACTGGCCGAGGGATTCGTACTGGGCGGCCGGCAGCCAATGCAGGCCATTGGCGGGGGTGTAGGCGTAAACCTTCATGATCATCTCCTCCGATCAGAATTTCAGCGGCTGCGGGCAGGTGGTGCTGGTGTTCATCCAGTCGCCGAGCGCGTAGTTGCTGGACGGCCCCCAGGCAAAGACGGTGCCGTCCATGGCCAGGGCGTAGGCGTCCTGCTCGGAATTGCCGGTGCCGTCGTGATAGCCCGAGCAGCCGATACGGCGGATGCGGCCATGGTATTTCGGCGGGAACCCGACCATGCGGAACACGGTAGTCGGGTTGGAGGCGTTGGGGGTGCCGATGAACGAACCGCCCCATCCGGCGGTCATGGGATAGCCGCTGCGCCGCGCGATGCGGTCGGCGGCCGAGGCGTGCCGCAGCAGCAGAACGCTGTTGTAGTGGTACTGGGTGGCCTGACTGATGCCGGTGGTCGGCGACACCACCTGGGAAACATGCTCGACGCCGGGCACCAGGACGGGAGCCTGTCGGCTGTTGGTGTCGCCCAGGCCGAGCTGGCCGTTGACGTTGCTGCCCCAGGCCCAGAACTGGCCGTTCTTGGTGAGCGCGAAGCCACCCGCGCCGTAGCGGGCGCCATAGGCCCAAATGTCGATCACCTTGGTCGGGTCGGTCAGCCCGAGATTGCCGACCAGCACCGGGGTGCTGCGGTTGGTGGCGGAATTGTCGCCAAGCTGCCCGCTCTCATTGAAGCCCATGGCGTAGAGCTTGCCGTCGGCCTTGATGTAGAAAGCGAAATTGTGGGAGCCGTAGCCGGTATTGGCGCACTTCACTACCGGCCCCGCGTCGATCAGCACGGGAGCCGGCTTGTTGGCGGTGGTGTTGTCGCCCAGATTGCCATAGCCGTTGTAGCCGCAGCCGAACAGCTTGTTGTCGGTGGTGACGAAGTGGGCGAAGCCGTAGGAACCGCCCGCCGCCACGATGCACTGAACATTGCGTTCGAAGGCGGCAATCTTGGTGGGGATGGTGCGGTTGCCGGTGTCGCCGTGCCCGAGCTGGCCATAGCCGTTGTAGCCCCATGAATAGACGTCGCCGTCCTCCATCAGGGCGTAGAACGCGGCGCTGCTGTCCGGCCCGGTCATGCAGGTCGACACCACGTAGCGGACGGGACCGGCATCGCCGGGAAAGACGATGCGCTGGAAGAAGGATTTGCTCGAGGTGGTGCCGTCGCCCTGCTGGCCATGCCCACCGTAGCCGGTGGCGTACAACTCCCCGTTCTCCAGCAGGATCATGGTGGTGCCGTAATTGCCGTAGACCTGCTTGACCCCGGCATCGGTCAGGTTCTCGGTGACCAGATGTCCTTCGTTGGTGGTGCGGTACAGCGCGGGCTGGAAATGGGGCCAATGCGAGCCGTTGGGATCACCGTTGCGGCCCGAGTTGGAATTGCCCCACACGGAGAGACCGCCGTCCTGGAACACCGCCGCCAGGCCGCGATAGATCGACGTCATGCCGGACTGGCTGTCGGCGTCCCAGATACCCAAATTGGCATGATCGGGAAAGACCACCGCGTCGGTGATCAGGTTGGCCAGGCGCGGCGTGGCGACCAGCGACACCGCATTGCCCCCCGCGACAAGATTGTCGTCGACGTCGCGGGCGATGAAATCGTTGGCGAGATACTTGGCCCGCGAGTTGGTGCGCCCGGGCGGCAACAGCCATTTGGGATCGGTGCCGTCCGAGCCGAGGAACTTGGACGCGGCGCCCAGCGGCAGACGGGCATTGCCGGAACCATTGCGGACATAGAGATCGCCGCGCACCGCCAGGGGCGATGCGGCGGCGGCAATTGCGGCGGTAACATCGAAGACGTGATCGACCATGCCGCCGTCGCAGAACAGCCAGCCCTTACTGCCGGGCGCGACGGAAATCGCAGCCACCGTCTGGATCGCGGTCTTGATCCGTACCGGGAGCGGCAGTTCGTTGTCGATGATGACGGCCCAGCCCCGCGACGGGGCGATCACCACGACCTCAGCAGCGGTGAAGTCCCCCTGGTCCGGGCGCAGCACGACGACATCGCGCGCCACCTGATCCTCGGTCAGCGTCAGGATGGCGGTGCCGGGGGCCGCGACAGTGACGATCTCGGCGGGCTTTCCGGCTTCGTCCAGCAAGCCGAGCAAGGCATCGGCGCCGACCATGGATTCGACCGCCTTGGCCAGATAGACGAGGTCGCGGGCGGACGCCCCGTCCTCGCCGGCTGCTGCGGCCAGGGTTTGGCCTCGGCCCTTGATCGTCTCGATCAGGCCGCGAAGGGATGCGATGGACACGGTATTTCTCCTCTGTGATGGGGGTTACAGGAGATCGATTCCCAACAGCGCCATGTCCTCCAGCAGTTCACCGGCATCGGCGGGCTTGCGCTTGGTCACGGGTGCGGGAAGCAGGGCGTCGAGCGGCGAGAACGGCTCCCAGGCGGCGCCGTCCCAGCGGAACAGGCACTCGGGGTTTTGCACCTTGACCCACAGATTGAGGGCGCGGGCGTCCAGGGGGATGGCGTCGCGGCCGGCGACATCGGGCACAACGAGCATGGCGTCGAGCGCCTGACGCTGGGCGTCGAGATCGGCCAGCGGATCGGCGAAGAAGGCGTCGATGCGGTCCTGCAATGTGGGCATTGGCGTCAGCCTTCGAGGATCGTGGTGAAACGGAGCAGGTCGTCGCGGGCGTCCAGCAGGCGGCGGCGCTCGGCATCGAGGGCGGCGCGGGCCACCTGCTCGATGGGGATTGCGAAGCGGGCGACATGGGCGGCAGCGGCATTGATCTGGCCGGTGGTGGTGACGGCCAGCGCCTGGACCTCGGATTCGAACCCGGCGGCGCTGGCAGCGATGTGATCCTCTGCGGATGAACTGGCGGCGGAGATCTCGGCCAACGCCTGGTCGATGCCCGTCTGGATCTCGTCCGCCAGGGTGCGGAATGTGTCATCGGCCTGGGCCACCACTGCCGCGGCCTCCGTCACGCTGGCGCTGGCGGCGTCGGCGGCCAGAGTGGCTGCCACCATCTGCGCCGCGGCAATGCCCACCTGTCGGGCCGCCTCGTCGGCGCTGGCCTTGGCGGCGGCTTCTGAGCGCCCCGCGTCATCGGCGAAGGCGGAGAACAGCATCAAGGCGTCGCGGGTGCCGGCCAGTTGACGGGCATCGGCAGCCAGGGCGCGGCGGGCGACCGCTTCGATGGGCAGGGCAAAGCGCGCCGCATGGGCACGGGCTTCGGCGGCGGCACCTTCCGCCTCGGCTGCGGCACCGTCGGCGGCGGCAATCCGGGTCTGCACCTGGGCATCGGCCTGGGCGACCATCTCGCCGATGCCGGCCTCGGCGGAGGTGGCCACCGAGCGGATGTCGGCGGCGGCCTGGTCGGCCGCCGCAATGGCCCGGCCGACGGCAGCATCGGCCTCACCGGCCTTCTCTTCGGCGACAGTGGCAAATCCCGCCGCAGCCTCCTTGGCCTCACGGGCGGCGGCGACCGCACTCACCAGATCGCCGGCCTCCTGGTGCAGAATCTCCTCGGCATCGGCCACGGCGCGGGCCACGGTCTTGACGGGACCGCCCTCGGTCGGGACCAGACTCGCGTCTCCGGTCGCCGGGCCGTGAACCACGCTGTGCAGCAGGGCGCTGTCCGCCGTCACTTTCTCGACGGCGGTGGCAAGGTCGGTTTGCAGGGTCATGGAGCGATTACCAGCGATTGGTGACCGGCAGGCCGGCATGCAGGGCGGAATGCAACATGTCGATGGTGGCGAACAGCGCCGGCACGTCCTCTGCCAGCAGGATCTCCAGCGCCCCCTCGTCGAGCATGGGGCGCTCGCGGATTTCCAACACCGAGGTGACGATCCAAATCCCGCCCCGACTGGGCACCGCCTTGTAGGGAGCGTTGCTCTGGCCGAGGAAACGGGCCTCGTGCCCGGTGACGCCGACACCGCCCAGCAGGTCGATCGCAAACCATTCCGCGCCGTCGGCCAGTTTCAGGCGGAACCATGCCTCGAAGGTGGCGAAGTCGGTTTGCGATAGCCGCCAGCGCACCGGGATGCGGGTGGGCGTGCCGGTGAAGCGGCGCCGCTGCCGCGCCGGTCCCGCCTCCATGTCGGTGCGGGAGGTGGCGTCCTGCGGCTCGATGGCATAGCCGTCGAAGGTCGGCAGGGGCAGCCGGACGGGCCAGGAGATGGTGGTGGTCATCGATAGCTTCCCGCCGCCGGGTTCAGCCCATAGCGATGCTCCAGCACCGGGGCCATGCCTTCGCCGCGGCCGATGCGGCGACTCATGCGCCCCTCGATCTCCTCGACGATGATGTCGAGATGGATGCGGCCATCCGCCCCCTGGGATTGCTCGGCGCGGGCCTGGGTGCCGGACGCGTTGTTGTTGACCGTCACCACCACGCCGACCGACGCCGGCTGCGACAAGGCGGCATTCAGGATGCGATCGGCATTGTCCATCTGCCGGGGCGTGAAGACGCCCTCACCGACGCGGGCGACGATGGGGCGCTCTCCGGCCACCAGACCACCGCCGTGGAACTTCGGCGCATTGGCGAAAGCCGAGGGGTTGAACGAACGGATCTCCAGCCGGTCGAGACCAACCAAGCCACCGGTATGGGCGATGGCGAAGGCGCCGGTGTCTGGCACAGGGACAGAGCCGCCGCTACCGGCCCCAGCCGATCCGGTACCGGAGAAGAAGCTTCCGATGCCGGCGATCAGGCCGCCGAATAGTCCACCGCTGGCGCCGCCGAGCAAGGGCGCCACCACCGCCATCCGCCAGGCGGCGCGCAAGGCTTCCTCGGCCAAGGTGTTGAACAGGTCGCCCGCCGCCAGCTTGCCGGTGGTGGCCCATTTGACGAAGGCATCCTCGCTGGACTTCAGCATGCCGGTGACAACACGCTCGGCACCGCGGGCGGCGTCGGACGAATCCTCGACATAGGCCGCCAGGGCGCGCTTGGCACCGTCCGACCATTCCCTGGACGCCGCCAGCTTGCGCTTCTCGGCCGCCTCGATGGCGCGGGCATGGGTGTCGGCATCGAGCGCGCCCTGGGCCAGCAGGTCGTTCAGCTCGCGCAATGTATCGGCGTATTCCTGCTCGGCGGTGCGGTGCTGGCGGGCCAGTTCCTTGCCCCGCGTGCGGGCGTCTGCCTCCTCCTTCAGCGCCCGCTGAAGCTCGTCGAGCGCCTGTTTCTGGTCGAACAGTTCCCCGGCCAGTCGGGCCGCCTCGGCGCGGTCGTTGGCCGACGACTCCTTGGGCAGTCGCGACACCGACTGGTCGATGGCGGCCTGCCGGGGCTGCCACGGGGCGGAAAGCTCGCGCTGGAGATCGTCGAGCACCTTGCGGGTCTGCTCGGCAGCACGGAGGCGGGCCTCGGCCAGCGGCTTCTCGATAGCCTCGACCTTCCGTGCCGCCACCTGCCGCAACAGGGCGATTTCGCGGTCGACATCGCCCGCATCGACCCCCGGCAGCGATGCCTTCTTTCTGGCCGTTTCGATGTCACGGGCCAGTTGGGTCTCGATGGCTGCGATCTTGCCGGCGGCATCGGTGGCCGCCTTGACCTTCTCCTCCTCCAGCGCCTTCAGCCGCACCGACATGGCCTCGGCATTGCGGTCGCGCTCGGTCGCCTGGCGGCCGGACTCGCCTTGGCCACGCTCGGCTTCGAAGGCCGCCACCTCAGTGCGGCCCTTCTCGACCAGGGCGTCGATGTCGCGGCGGAGTAGGTCGGCCTGCCGGCGCAGATCTGCCATGCGGCGGCCGGTGACGCCGATGCTCTGGTATTCGGCGATCCGGCCCTCGACCTCGACCAGTTGCAGGCTCTTGGCCGCCACCTGGGCGGCGATGTCGGGGCCTTTCAGCAGGTCGCGGATGCCATCGACCATGCCGGTGAGGTCGTGCAGCACGCCCTGCGCGCCGCGCCCGACCGTGCTGGTGCGCGCGATCTCCTCCAGCAGGTTGCCCCAGGCGGCGGCGAGATGGTGGGCGGCGCCGGTCAGACCGGCCGCTTCCGCCGCCCCGGCGCCGCCGACCTGTTGCTCCAGGGCGTCGAGCACGATCCTTTGGGCACCGGCGACATCGCCGGTCTCCACCAGCGAGCGGATCACCTCCTTCTGGGTGGCGGAGAACGACACGCCGACCCGCTTCAGCGCCGAGATGCCCTCGATGGGATCCTCCAGCGCCTTGCCCAGTTGGGTGGCCGAAGACGACAGATCCTGGCGGAACACCGCCGACAGGTCCTGGGCCAGGCGGATCGCACGGGTGAACGTCTCGCCCGACACCGAGCGGAAGGTCGCCATGACGGCGGACGCATCCATCACGCCCTCGGCGGTGGCCAGCGTGCCAGTTTCCATCTCGTCGGCCAGCGCGGCCAATTGGCCGGCGGTCAACCCCGAGGCGGCGCCGGTCGCCTTCAGCACCGCCTCCAGCCGGCGCAGCGACTGGTCGGCGGATTCCATCTCGCGCACGCCCTGGACCAGGGCGGCGCCGACGGCTCCCACCGCTGCCGCGGCGATCAGACCGGTGCGCCCGGTGGCCATCAACGCATCGCCGAACAGGCCCATCCGCCCGGCCATGCCCTCGACCACGCCGCGCACTCCCTGGCCGACCTCGTTGATCGCCAGCAGCGCCTTCGACGCCGGCTGTGCCGCCCGCTCGATCCGCTCCAGCGCCCGGCGGCCGTCCTCGCCCAATTGCATCAGGGCGCGGCGGAACACCTCGCCGTCTTCAAGGGCAAGGCGGATGGAGACGGTGCGGGCGGCAGTCATTCGTTGTCCCTCAATCGCCGGGCGCGCGCCTCCGCGCGGCTCCTCCGCTACGCTCCGGGGCGCTCAATGCGCCCGCGCTCGGACTTCGCCTCGCTCATTCACGATGTCTTTCGGCCAGGGCCTCGCGCATTCCCGCTTCCGCGAACGGCAGCAGCAACGCCAGCGCCCGTTCGTCGAAGCCCAGGGCACGGCCGTGGGCGAGCAGGCCGGCGATGTCGAAGCGGGCCGGATCGGCGCGCATCAGCATCTCCCATGCCTGCCAGCCTTCGAGGGTGGCGGGTTCATTCAGGTCGGTGGGGCAGCTTCCGTCACCGGCGCAGGGGGCGCCGTCGTCGCGGCACTGGCGGCAATATCCAGGCCCGCCGCCGAAGTGCCATCGGCTGCGGGCCTGGAGACGTTTCCCTCGGCGAGGACCGCCTCATGGGGCGCGGTGTAGAGGCCGACGAAGGCCTCGGCCACGCCCTGGATCAGCATCAGGTCAGCGACAGTGGTGTCGGACACCGCAGCCGGAGCGCCGTCGGCATCCAGCACGCCTTCCCAGTCCAGGATGGCTGTGCGGGCCAGACTTTGAGCGAACAGCAATTGCGAGAACCCCGCCACCGCATCGTCGTCGCGCAGATCGGGCAGGCCGGAGACATCGCCGCCGACCGCTTTGAGGTCGGCGAACTCGCGGGCGACCGCGCGGGCCTTGCGCCAGCCCTTGATGCGGGCTGCCTCATAGGTGGCGGTGGTCAGCGGGCGGACATGGAGCCGCACGCCGAAGGGCAGATCAAGCCAATACGGCTCCTTGGGCAGGCACAGACGGATCATGGGGCGGGCCTTCAATACGAGGGGACATCGTTGATCAGGGTGACGCGCAGCAGATACCCCGCCACCGGATCGCGGGCAGCGCGCCAGTCGTAAGCCGCCTGGATGCCGCCGGGGCCTTTGATCTCCTGCTTCTTCTTGGGGCAAAACACGCGGGGCAGATGGAACCGCAGGGCATAATCAGTGCCGGGGATGGTGAAGCCGTACTGCATCTCCACCGGGTTTTCGGCGGCGATGGCTGCGGTCAGGGTGGTGTCGGTGCCAAAGCGCACCTCGACCGAGCCCTCGGCGGTGGCCTCGGTCTCATCGACGCCGTCGATCAGACCGTCGGAGCGGATGGTCTCGACCGGCTCCAGGTTGTTGGAGAACGACAGTCGCCCGCCGACCACGTTGGCCAGCGGCTCGCCACCGACCAGGATGCTGCCGCTGCCCTGGCTGAAGCGGCGCAGCGCGAAGCCGGCCGGCGCGGCATCAATGGTGGCGGCAGCTTCGGTCTCGCCTTGGGCGATCACCGCGATGGTGGCGTTGGCGGGTCCGGAGCGGGCCATATCGAAGGCGAGGCTGCCCAGCTTGGCCCCGGTGTGGCGGAAGAATTTGGGCGTCACCAGGGTCGGGTGGCCGATTTCCAGGGCCAGGCTCGGCAGTGAGCCGCCCGAGGCGAAGGCATGGGTGAAGCCGGTGCCGGCATCGCCGCTGGTGGCGGGGGCGCCGAACAATCCCTTCAGCCAGAAGCCGAGACTGCGCAGATCGAGCGGCACACCGAATTCGCCCTCGTCCTTGACCGCCTCGTAATAGGGATCCTGGGCGTCGCGCCCCTGGCCCAGCAGCGGGTCGTAACCCAGCGGCCGCTCGGCGCCCAGGCTGGTTTCCTTGAAGGACAGCCTGGTGTAGCCGTCGGCCGGCATGGTGCCATAGGCCGCCTCGAAGGCGGCCAGCAGGATGCAGTCGGCGCCGTAGGCGCGCGTCTTCGACATGGGACCGGTTCCTTTGTCTGGATCAGCCGAGCGGCGAGCCGGCGGTGTATTCGAGGACGACGAGGACCTTGGCCCCCTTGAGGCCGGCGGCGCCGTCGATCGCCTCGGTGATGAATTCCGGCGGCTCGGCCATCGCCAGATCCACCGTGCCCCCCAGCGTGGGATCGGCCGCCAGCCGGTCGCCAATGGCGGCGAGGATGGCGTCGAGAATCCCGTCGCGGTCTTCCGGGGTGGCGCCCTGCACCACCACCTCGATCTCGGCGCGGCGGCTGTGGATGTAGGCGGGCGGCGACAGCAGCATCTCCGGCTCGCCCCCGCTGCCGTCGAACAAGGTGATCAGCCCGCCCGCCGGGATCTTGGCCGCCAGCGGCTCGTTGCGGCGAACGGTCGCGCCGGGGATCCCGGCCAGCAGCGCCGCCAGTGCCTTCAGGGCGGTCTCGCGGGGAGAATCAGCCATCGTTCTTCCCCAGCGCCGAGACCAGTGTGGTGTAGAGCCGCCGCTCGGCCGCCCCCTTGGCCCGGTTGATGTCGAGGCGCTTGCGCAAGGTCACCTGCGGATAGAGCAGGAACATGATGGCGGTGGCGGCATTGCGCCCGGTCCTGGACCTGGCGAAGCCGCCGCGTTTGCCCTGCCGCGCCCGCATGTCGTCGGCCACCAGCAGCGACGGGCCGCCCCTGCGGTAGACGAAGCGGAGCGGAATGCCGAGCCGCTCCTCGACCAGCCGGGGCGTCGGGCGCTTCTTGCCGATGCGGGCCGGGCAGCCGGGGCCGGGCACCGCCAGCCAGAAGCCGTCGGCCGAGCGGATGGTGGCGCCCTCGTCGAAGGCGCGGATGATATGGGGCGCCTTGCTCCACACCAGCCCGGCCGGGCGCAGGGAAACGCCGGACGCGGGATAGGTCTGCGACCGCCAGGTGTTGGCCAGCCGCTGGCCGAGGCCGGCGCCGGTGACTTGGGCGCGCAGGTCCAGCTTCAGCCCGTTGGTGGCGTCGCGCATGGCGGAACTGGCGACCCGTTCTGTCGCCTTCACCTCATCGGCCATGACACGGGTGAGGTCGCCCCGGATGGCGGCAAGCACCCTCATGCCGGCCTCACGGTGATGGTCCACACCAGCCGTTCGACATCCAGGCGGGGTTCGCCCTGGACGACGAAGCTGTCGCCGTCATGGACGATCACATCCCCCGCCTGGGGTGCCGGAATCTCCCGCCGCTGGACCTCGAACACCGCCGTCCCCGTGTGGACGGTGATGTCCGAGAATTCGATATCGCGGTCGGGCCGCCGTACCAGGGCACGGATGGACCGGCCCTGGTACGTCACCGTGACCGCCATGTTCGGATCGGCGAACAGGTCGTCGATGGCGTCAGTGAAGGCGCTCATCAGTTGCCCGAGAACAGGCGAACCGCCAGACGCGGGCGCTTGTTGACCGGCAGGATGGACGCCTCGGTCTTGACGTCGATGGCGCTGCCGTCCTGGCGGGCAAGCTGGCGGGCGTACATGGGCACGCCCAGGGTGTTGACCGTCTCGATCAGGTTGGCCGGGGCGCCATAGGTGACGAAGGTGTCCATGGTGCCGAGCGGGAAGGCGATGCCCTCGCCCGGCGGGATCAGAGTTTCGGTCTGGCCGGTGGAGAGGGTGACGGTGGCGCTGTATTCCTCGAACACCATGCCGGCGAAGGGGAAGCGGCGCCGCACGTCTTCCCGCAGCGGCTGGGCGCCGGTGGAGGAGAAGTACTGGTAGGCCTGCTCGACCTTGGCATGGCCGATCAGCTTGTCGAAGAATTCCGGGCTGACCAGGGCCAGCACGCTGGTCATGGTCTCTCCCTTCAGTTCCGTCTCCACCTTGCGCAGCACCTCGCGGATCTTGGCCTGGACGTTGGTGGTGGCGGTGCCGAGGGCGAAATCCATCTGCTGGCGGGACAGGTCGAACTCGGCGAAGTAGTCGTACAGCGTGCTGCCGGCGCCGTCGCGGACGATGCCCTTCAGCGCGTTGACCTCCATGAATTCCCGCGTCTGGGCGTGCTTGCTCCGCATGCGGGTCAGCTTGCGCTCCATGACGGTGGCCAGGGGATCGGCTGCGTCGGCGACTCCGAAACCACGCACGCCCTGGACGTCCTGGGGGGTGATGGAATCGTCGTGGGGAATCCACGGCACCGTGAAGGACCGCATGCTCCGGGCATCGCGGTTGGCGACGGTAGCCGGGCCGCCCAGCGGCACGGTGGGCAGTAGGTTGAGGACGCCCTCGGCCTGCTCGATGATGACGCTGCGCTGGGTCACGCCCTCGAAGCGGAACAGCCCCATCTGGCCGAGCCGGGTGTAGAGGTTGGGCAGGATATTGATGGCCTGGGTCATCTCGGCAAGCGAATAGCCGCCCGCGTCGAAGGGGTTGATGATGGCGTTCATGGGAAAGGCTCCGATCAGACGGTGGTGCGGGCGACCAGACCCACGGTGGCAAGCTGGGTGATCTTGGCGGTGCGCTCGGGCGCGCTATCGACCGAGGGGTCGAATACCAGGGCGCCTTCGGCCAGGATGACCGGGCCACGGGCGGCGATCAGGCCGGTGGCCACGCCATCGGTGGCGTCCACGGCTTGCAGCAGCACGGCGAGGGCCACCTCCGCGCCTTCGTCTCCAACCACCTCGGCGGCGGGGGACAGGCGGTATTCACCGCTAGCGGTGATGCGGCCCAGCACGGAGCCGAGGGGATAGGACGTGCCTGCCTTCAAGGTGGCGGTCTCGCGGCAATAGCTGGGATGGCACTCGAATTTCAGCAGGTCGCCCAGGGTGGGCGATGCGGTCAGAACGGCCATGGTGGTCTGTCCTTATTTCCTGGCGGCGGCTTCGCGGGCACGCCGGACGATGGGGCTCTCGGCTTCGGTCTTGGGAGCCGCAGCCGCCGGAGCGGCGGCCACCACGTCGGTGGCGTCGGACCGCTCGGCCAACTGATCCAGCACGGTGCGGCGCAGCGCCTCGGGACGAATGCCCTTGGCCATGGCCTCGGCGGGATCGATGGCCACGCCGAGGCGGGCGGCCTGGGCGGCGATGGCGCTGATCTCGGAATATTCGGCCCGCAGGCGCTGCTCCAAATCGGCGTTGACCTGGGCGGGCGGCTGAGGCACCGCAGCAATCACGGGGATTTCCCCCTGGGGTTCGGACATCGGGACTTCCTTTCGGGCGGCGATGGGGCGAGAAATGGTGGGGCGGGCCAGCGCGGCCCCGAGATCAGCCAGGGCGATACGCAGGGTGCCGACCTTGTCGGCCAGACCGGCGGCCACCGCCTGGTCGCCGCGATAGACCGCAGCCTCGGTGGCCCGCACAGCGTCGGGAGACAGCCGCCGCCGCTCGGCCACCAGGGCGGTGAATTTTCCGTACAAGGCGTCCACGTCGGCCTGGAGGGCGACGCGGGCCGAATCGGACAGCGGCTGATGCGGGTTGCCATCGACCTTCGCCGCCCCGGCATGGACGAAGGTCCAGGCCAACCCCGCCTGAGCGTCGGCCCCGGACTCGTCGCGGTGAACCGCCACCACGCCGATGGAGCCGATTTCGCCGGTCTGGGTAACGTAAAGGCGGTCGGCGGTGCAGGCGATGGCATAGGCCGCCGACAGCGCCGCCTCGTCGGCCACCGCCCAGATAGGCTTGCCACATTGGGCGCGGATGGCCTGAATGTGGTCGACCAGATCGAACAGGCCACCTACCTCGCCACCGGAGGAATCCACGTCCAGCAGAATGGCGCGGATGCCGGGATCGGTGGCTGCCGCCCCGATGGATTCGGCGATGTCCGAATAGGCGGTGAGGCCGCTGGCGGCACCCAGATAGCCCGAGCGGGCCACCAGGGTGCCGATCACCGGCACGATGGCGATGCCGTCGGGGGTGACCGCCATATCGGCACCCGGTGCAGCATCACCGTCGAACGAAACGGCCTGCCCGGCGAGCCTGGGGCCGAGCGCGCCGAGGATGACGTCCAACTTGCTGCGGGCGACCAGCAGCGGCGTCCCGTAGAGTCGGGCCGCGAGATGGGGCAGATCGTGCATGTCGGTCCTTACGGGGTCGGTGAGGGCAGCAAGAGCGGTGACGGATCGGAACCGAAGGTCAGCCCCAGCCGTCGCTCCCGGTCCCGGTCGGCGGCGATCTCGGCATCGACCTGTTCGGCGTCATAGCCACGCTCGGCCAGGGCCTGCGTCCGGCTTTTCAGGCCGGCGCCGATCTGCTCGATCTCGGCCTTGGTGTCCTTCAGTGGATCGACCCAGTCCCATTTCGGCGGCAGCCAGGAGCAGGCGATGAAGGTGGCCCGCTGGCGTTCATAGCCGGGGATGTCGAGCGCCCCGGACAGGACGGCCACGTCCAGCCAGCGCTGCCACACTACCCGGCACATCTGGTGGACCATCACCGAGTGCTGCCATGCCTCGACCCGGCGGCGGAACTCCAGCAGCGCCATGCGCGAGTTGGAGTAGTTGGCCTTCAGCATGTCGTTGGACAGGTAGGCGTAGGGCACCCCGGTGGCGGCGGATATCTGCAGCAGGGTGCGGTATTCGAACGGCTCATACGATCCGCCCACATCGGCGGGGGCGGAGGTCTGGATCTGCTCGCCCGGCTCCAGCGGCACCACCTGGCCCGGTTGGACCTCGACAATACGGTCGCCGGAACCGTCATCGGCGGGCACCACATCGATCACGTCGGCCGGAGCGGGCGAGGTCACGAACATCGCGTACATCGCGGCGATCTTCTTGCGCTCCAGTTCGGCGTCGTCGTACTGGTCGAGCAGAAACAGCTTCACCACCGCCGGGGCCAGCCGCGACACCCCGCGCAACTGGCCTGATTCCACCGGGTCGATGACGTGGATGATCTCGGCGGCCGGCACCCGCACCGTCTCGCCGGCCAGACCGGGATCGGTGAGATCACCGGGATGGCGGCGCAGGAAGTGATAGGCGACGCGGCGGCCAATGCGGTCGAACTCGATCCCCTGGCGGATGACGTTGCCGCCGGGAAGGATCTCGGTTCGGGTCAGCGGCAGCATTTCCGAGGGCAGCATCTGAAGCTGCAACGGCACCGACAGCCCGTCTTCGGGGCGACGGGGGCGCAGGCGGAAGAACACCTCCCCGGCGATGAACACTTCCCTGGCGGCGCGACGCTGCTGGCCGTAGAAATCGGTCAGGGCCTCGGCATCGGATTCGTCGGTCCAGGCCAGCCACAACTGCTGCACCCGGGTCTTCAGATCCTTGTCGGCGATCAGCGAGGACGGCTTGATGCCGGTGCCCACAGCGTTGCCGGTCCAGCTTTCGGCGGCGTTGAGGGCGTAGCCGTTGTTGCGGACCAGATAGCGGGCGCGGGCGGTGATGTCCGAGCCGGCGGCGGCGATCAGGGTGTTGACGTGGGCGCGGCTGGGCTGGAAGCCCTTGAGGCGGCGGCTGCCCTGGGCGGCCTCGAAGCCGCCGATCATGGCGCCGATCCTCCTGCGCAATGCCGACAGCATGGTCACAGCCCCTTGGTGGCGACGGCGAGGATGCGCCGCCGGGGCTTTCTGCCCTCCAACACGGCGATGCGGCGGTCGAGATCGGCCAGGACATGGTTGGCCTGGGTCAGGTCGTACTGGACGGTGCGGTCGCCGACGGTGACGCGGGCCACCAGCGAGTTGCGCCGCGCCAGCACGCGCTCGCGCTCGGCCTTCATTTCGTCGAGAGTCATGTCACTGCATCCCGCTGAACTTGATGATCCGCCGGGGACGGCGGGCGATCCGGCGCACCTGCCCGGCTTGGGGTTCACTGGTGCTGGCGACAACGGCCAGTTGCTCTTCCAGATCCCGCCACTTGGCCTCCGGCCAGCGGTCGGCACCGGCGATCCAGGCGGCGGCGCGGGCATAGACCCGGCAATCCAGCGCCTCGTTGCGTTCCCGCAGCTTCTGCCATTCCAGCTTGGAGAAGCCGCGCCGGTTCTTGACCGTCACCAGCTGCTCGGCGACGAACTGCTTGCACCACTCCGAATCCGCCCACGATGGCAGATGCACCGTTCCGGCGGGGAAACGGAGTCCTTCGGCCAATTCCTCGTCGGTGGGGCGCTCGAGGCGCAGAAACCGGTAGGTTTCCGTCTTGAAGGTGGACACCGCCACGATCCACAGCCGGGCACCGCGGCGGACCTTCTTGCCGCCCTCGGTGGCATCGACCAGGGTGGGGCCGGAGACCGGGCTGGAGCGATTGAAGCCCTCCACGCCCTTGATGGGCGAGACCTGGCCGACGCCCATCCTGCGGCCCCAGGTGTAGACCGCCGAGGATTCGTAGCCGGAGTCGATGGCGAGACGGGCGATCTTCAGGGCCGCGCCGCTGGTATGGGTCCAGGTTTGCCCCAGCACCCGCTCCAGCGCCGCCCAGGTTTCGGCGTGTTCCGGCCCGCCGTCGATGACGACATGGTCGACCAGCCAGCTTTCCAGTCCGCGTCCCCAGGCCCAGACGTCGATCTCGACACGGTCCTTCTGGACGTCGGCCCCGGCGGTGAGGAACAACCCGCCCGCCGGCACGGTGCCGTTGGCCCAAGATTCCCTGCGGTCGTAGAGGCGCTGCCAATCGGGCGCCTCGCCGGATTCGACCCAGGTCTCGCCCAGCACGGTGTTGCGGAACACCCGCAGCGCGTCGTCGGAACCCTGCGTCGCTTCCCACAGGCGGGCGATGCTCTCCCAGGATTGCCAGCCCGGCGGCGAGTAGAGGGCCGAGATGTGGAAGCCGACGGTGCCGGGGTCCTCGGCCACCGCCGTGGCCCGCCAAATTCCTGCCGCCAGCATGGTGGCCTTGGCCGATTCGGTGATCGGCTGGTCGCAGGATTCGCACAGGTAATGGACGGAGGCCGGCTGACCCTTGTCCCATTTCAGCCGCTCGAATTTCAGCCACTGCATTTCGCCGCAATGGGGGCACGGCACGAAGAAACGGCGCTGGTCGCTGGCCTCGAATTCCCGCTCGATCCGCGACAGCCCGCGAATGGTGGGCGTCGAGACCAGGAACGCCTTGGCCCGGTGGGCGAAGGTGGCCATGCGGGCACAGGCCAGCGCCACCGGGTCGCCCTCCTCGTCGGCCGAGGCCGGGTAGGCATCGACCTCGTCGAGGAACAGGTAGCGCGCCGGCATGGAGCGCAAACCAACGGCGCTGTTGGCCCCGGTCATCACCAGGGTGCCGCCGGGAAAGTCCTTCGACAGCATCGTGTTGCCGGCGTCGCGCGAGCGGGCCGGCTTGACCCGTTCCCGCAGGATGGGGCTTTCGTCAATCAGGGTGTCGATGCGCTGGCGCGAGTTGCGCTTGGCCATCTCGACGGTGGGCTGCACCGCCAGCACCGGGCCGGGGGCATGGTGGATGATGAAGCCGAGGAAGTTGTTGCCGGCCTCGGTCGCGCCCACCTGGGCGCCCTTCATGAATACCACCCGCCGGCAGGGATGGGACGGCGACAGGCAATCCATGATCTCGCGTAAGTAAGGCGTGCGGGCGGTGCGGTAGCGGCCCGGCTCGGCCGACGCCCGCGAGGACAGCACCCGGTGCCGATCGGCCCATTCCGACACCGTCAGCAGCGGGTCGGGCCGCAATCCATCCCGCCAAGCCTGGAGCAGGATGTCCGCGCCCCGGAAGCCCAGGGTATCATCGGAAATTCGGCTCGATGGCGGCGAGTTCCCCAAGGTGATCCCTCACATAGGTTTCCAGCAGGGTCTGCATGGTGTGGGCGTCGATCCCGGCCTCCAGCGCCATCTGCGCCGCGACGCGGGCCGGCCAGGTGATCCAGGAATCGCGCTCCTGGCGGGCCAGCTTGAAGACCAGGGCCGAGGCCCGCGCCCGGTCGACCACCTCTTCCTTGAGGCGATCCACCTGCAGCCGCGCCTTCTGCGCCTTGGCCACCTCGTGCATGGTCCGCGCCTGGGCGAAGGTGGCGCCGGAGGATGGCGGTGGCGATGCTGTCGGCTTCGCAACAGGGGCGGCCGGCGGCGGAGCGGCTATTGCCGCCGATACCGGAGCCGCCGGCATTTTCCGGGCCGGATCGGTCCGGGCATCCCAGGCTGCGTCGGCCTTGGCCGGGTCAATGGTGCCGTCGGGCTCCTGCGGAATGCGCCCCGTCTGCACCGCCTTGCGCACGGCGGTATGGCTGACGCCGCGCCTGCGGGCGTATTCCCGGACGGATAATCCCATGGCTGGATGTCGCTCGATAAAGCAATGAAAGAAGACACTTATCCGGTTGATGTGTCCCGCCCGCAGAGTGATTGATGGTCCCACGAACAACGGAGGACACCATGAGCAAGCGCGGCGACAACACCCAGGCCCTGGACACTTTTCTGGTCAGGAAGGCCGAGATCGACACCATGCTCGCCCGGCTTCAGGCTTTGAGTGACGAGCATTTCAACTGGTCACCGGACGAGATCAACTGGGGCCATGTTGGAACGATGGCCCACTACGCCGAGATGCTGAAGCGGATCACCGACAGCGCCTTCAAGGAGGGCGAACACGCCGAGTAGCCGATCAGGCTCCGCACCGCCCCCCGCCTTCGCGGGGGCAGGCTCCGACCGGCGTCACGCTGGCGGGGCTTGGGGTGGTACAGGCGCGGGACGGTCCCGCGCCACCATTGGAGAACCACCCCATGATCCAGTTGTCTGACACCCAGGCCGTCATCCTGTCCGCCGCCTGCGCCCGCGAGGACGGCAATCTGCTGCCCGTCACCGCGTCCCTGAAGGGCGGCGCGGTCAACATGGTCCTGAACAGCCTGATCAAGAAGGAACTGGCCGAGGAAATCCCCGCCGAACCGGGCGCCCCGGTCTGGCGCGAGGACGAGGACGGGACCCCGCTGACGCTCCGCGCCACCGCCGCTGCCTACGCGGCCCTGGGCATCGAGTCCGCCACCGCGCCCACGGGCGCCGACACGGCGCCAGAAGAAGAACCGGCAATGGACGTGGCCGAGCAACCCGAAACCCCGCCCATGGGCGCCCACGGCGCGCATGAAGCCAAACCCGCCCGCAAGACCCGCGAGGGCACAAAGCAGGAGGCACTGATCGCCCTGCTGAAGCGTCCCGAGGGCGCCAGCATCGAGGAAATCAGCACCGAATTCGGATGGGCGCACCATACGGTGCGGGGCGCCATCGCCGGGGCCTTGAAGAAGAAGCTGGGTCTCGCCGTCACCAGCGAGAAGGTCGAAGGGCGCGGCCGTACCTACAAAATCGCCGAATAGGAGCCGCCCATGCCCCGCTACTGCGTGATCATCACCCGCGACGTCACCGAAAGCACCGTCGTCGAGGTCGAGGCCGAAACGCCCGAGCAGGCCGAGATGGCGGCCTTCGAGAAACTGCATGAAAGCACCGACACCGAGTGGGAACTCGACGAAGGTTCCTGGAACAAGGGCGATTCCTACGTCACCGGCTTGGATGAACTGCCTTGATGGCGCTCGATTTCGGTCAGAACCATCAGGGCTTGATCGAGAGCCGGCATATCACCGGCCCTCGTCGCACGTTCGACATGGTTTCGAGCGATGTCCAGCGCGGCAGCCCCATGGGCTTTGATCAGTTCATCGGCTGTGCGCGTCACCATGAGAGGATCGATGGCCATGTAGTCCGTCTATTTTTCATGGGTGGCGAAGAGTAAGGACTTGAGGCTCTCTTGTCATCCGAGGCGTTCGAAGGCGCGCCGCAGCACATAGCTGCGCACCAAGGAGACCACCAAGAACATCAACCCGATCAACAAATCGTCCGAAATGGCGATACGGATACCGAACAGCGGGAACACCGCCACCTGCGTCGCCACCGCCAGAATGTAGCCGATGACCACGTTGGTGATGGCCTCGGTCAACGACATGCGGCGGCTTTGGCGCATCAGTCTAATCCATTGAAAATGATTAACTAATCGACTTGATAAGCCTGCGCGGGAGAGCATTACTGGGTCCACCACAACGGAGGAACCAGACGATGCAAACCCGTGACGAAGCCCTGGCGAAGATCGCCGCCACCATCCTGGACCTGGAAACCCTGGCGACCCGGAACAGCGACCGCCTCGACTTCCACGAGCTTTCGGTCTGGGGCATCAAAGCCGCACTGGAAGCCGCCTACGCCGCCGGCCAGGAGGAAAAGTGATCATGGCCCTGACCGTCCGCCCCACCGCCGCCCTGAAGGCCCATCCGCTCTGGTCGCAGACCGACTTCGAATACTTCCGGGGCAAGGGCTATTCCAACCAACAGATCCTCGAATTCTGGGAGCGCGACCTGCGCCTCGGCTGCCAGCCGCTGAACTGGAAGCCCACCGACGCCAAGTACCAGCATTCCCTGCGCCGGATCACCCGGCGCTGACCACCTTCCCGGCGGCGATCTCCTCGAAACTCCGGCCATCGCCGTCCAGCACGGCCTTCTGCCCGGACAGCTTCTGCCAGCGGCCGACGATCACGTCGGCATAGGCCGGGTTCAGTTCCATGGCGAAGCAAGTCCGCCCCGTGGTCTCGGCGGCGACCACCGTGGTGCCGCTGCCGGCGAAGGGCTCGTAGACCCCGTCGCCCTCGGCGCTGTTGTTGAGGATGGGGCGGCGCATGCATTCCACCGGCTTCTGGGTGCCGTGAACCGTGGCCTCGTCCTCGTCACCACCGTTGCCGATGGCCCACACCGTGGCCTGATCCCGCGCTCCCTGCCAATGGCCGGTGCCGGTCTTGCGCACGGCGTAGAGGCACGGCTCATGCTGCCAGTGGTAATCGCCGCGCCCCAGGACGAAGCGCGGCTTCGACCAGATGATCTGGGCGCGAACCTTGAAGTCGTTGGCTTCCAGGCTGTCGGCGACGGTCTTGGCGTAGATCGCCGCGTGCCAGACATAGGCCACCTCGCCGGGGAACAGCGCCCAGGCTTCGCTCCAGTCGGCGCGGTCATCGTTGGCGACCTTGCCGGTGCGGGAGGTGGACGACACACCGGCCTGATTGCGCCAGGACGGGTCGTATTCCACCCCATACGGTGGATCGGTCACCATCAGATGCGGCGTGGCTCCGGCCAGCAGGCGCTCGACATCGGTGGCGTTGGTACTGTCGCCACACAGCAGGCGGTGCTTGCCCAAGATCCACAGATCGCCGGGCCGGGTCACCGGATCGGCGGGCGGTTCGGGGATTTCGTTCTCGTCTCCTGCCTCGCCGGCACCGTCGCCGTCACCTTCCGCGTCGGCCATCAGCCGGTCCAGGTCTTCGTCGGAGAAGCCGATCAGGTCGAGGCTGAATCCCTCCTCCTGGAGGCGGGCCAGTTCGGCGGCCAGCAATTCGTCGTCCCATCCCGCGTTCAGCGCCAACTGATTGTCGGCGAGACGGTAGGCGCGGGCCTGGGCATCGGTCAGGTGATCGAGCCGGATCACCGGCACCTCGGTCAGCCCGAGATGCCGGGCGGCCAGCAGGCGGCCGTGGCCGGCGATCAGCACGCCGCGCTCGTCCACCAGGACCGGCACGTTGAAACCGAATTCAGCGATGCTGCCGGCGAGTTGGGCTACTTGCCCCTCGGAATGCGTCCTGGCATTAGCAGCGTAGGGCAGCAGCCGGTCGAGCGGCCATTTCTCGATCGCTTCAACCAGCATGGTCAACTCCGCGCTCGGCCGCCACCGCCGCGAACGGGCGGCCATCGGCCAGCGTCACCGGGATTTCGGGAAACAGCGCCTGCCAGCGCAGGATCGCCACATCGACATAGGCGGGTGCCAATTCCATGGCGCGGACCTTCCGCCCGCACCGCTGGCCGGCGATAATCGTGGAACCCGATCCGCTGAACGGCTCGAACACCACATCGCCCTCGTTCGAATAGGCCCGCATGACGAAATCCGGCAGCGCCACCGGGAACACCGCCGGATGACTGCCGTCGCCTTCGATGGCGCCCTTGTGGCGGGTCACCCGCAGCACGCTGTCAGGAATGCGGGTGTCCTGGATGGCATTGCCGTGGCCGGCCTTCCTCGACACCGTGCCGTCGGCGGCGCGCAGGCCACCACCGCCCAGCGTCTCGCCGGCATGGGCGCAGGGCACGATCTTGTTGGGCTTGCGCGACACCTTGTTGAAGTGGAACACCAGTTCGAAGGCGGGCGCGAGCCGCCCGCCCCAATCGCCCGGCAGGCCCGGCCCCTGATCCCAGACATAGAGACCGAACCGCCGCCAGCCGGCCTCGCGCATCGCGTCGAGCCAGCCGCGCCAGTAGGGCACCCATTCCCCATCGCGGTGGATCAGGCCGAGATTGACCAGCACCTGGGCATCGGCCGTTACCGGCAGGGCGGCGAACACCCCGGCCATCAGCCGATCCCAATCGCCGATCCCGCCCGAGGCGTAGTCCCGCTGCTGGCCGTAGGGCGGCGAGGTGAACACCAGCGCAGCCGTTTCCCCCGCCATCAGCATGGTGATTGCCGCCGCATCGGTGGAGTCGCCGCACAGCAGGCGGTGATTGCCGAAATGCCAGAGGTCGCCGGGACGCGACACCGGGTCGCGGGGCGGCTCGGGGGCTGCGTCATCGTCGTCGGTACCGGCCGATTCCTCATCGCCTTCCGGTTCGTCGTCGAGGGGCGCCATCAGGTCGGCCAGTTCCTCGTCGGAAAAGCCGGTCAGCCCCAGGTCGAAACCATCGCCGTTGAGGGCGTGAAGCTCGGCCGCCAGCAGTTCCTCGTCCCAGCCGGCGTTGAGCGCCAGCTTGTTGTCGGCCAGCACATAGGCGCGGCGCTGGGCCTCGGTCAGGTGGTCGAGCACCAGCACCGGCACGGCGTCCAGCCCCAGCCGCTGCGCCGCCGCAAATCGACCGTGGCCGGCGATGACGTTGCCCTGGCCGTCGGCGAGGATGGGATTGGTGAAGCCGAACTCGACGATGCTGGCGGCGATCTGGGCGACCTGGCTGTCCGAATGGGTCCGCGCGTTGCGGTCATAAGGGCGTAGCCGGTCGAGCGGCCAATGCTCGACCGTATCGGGAAGCGGATGGGGCATGGTGGTGGAAACCTGGAAACGGGGTGGAAACCCGGGCGGGTTTCCAGGGGCCGGTTTCCACCCAGGTTTCCACTTGGCGAAGACGCGAAAGGCGCGGAACGCCTGGGCGCCGCGCCTCTCATGTGGAAACTGGAAACCGAAGTGGAAACCTAGATTGTTCGGCTGTCGCTACCGATATCCGGCGCTGATGCCCCCCGCATAGCGAAATGTGCCGGGGAGGAACCAATTCTCCACGGTACGGTGTTCTATTCTTTCGCCCGCTCCGGGCGGCGGATCATTTGATTATCGTCTCCGCCGCCCAGTTCCCCAGGCTATGGGCAGACCCTACCATTTCTGGCCATGTTTGTTGCATTCCTCGATGTTGCACGGGTGTTGCACGACTTCTCCTGTCTTTTCAATGAGTTCAGCTTTGTCGACATGGTGACGAGGGCAGAGGTCCAATGCCGCCATGCCGTCGTGCGGTCAACCCCGAACTCGTGGGTGATAGCCTTCCATGGTCGTCCACAGGCCCGCCGCCAGACGAGGCGGCTGTCGTTGAGATCGAGCCAGCGCAGCCAGACGAGGGTTTCGTCCATCTGGTCGATGGCCTTGGTGGTGGGCGGGCCGAGACGAACGGCGGCCTCCTCCCAGCCATATGCGTCCCAGTATTCCCGCACCATCGGCGGCCAGGTGCTGGCATAACCCTGCACCTTCACCGGTGGCAGGCGGCGGAGGGTGTCGGCGGCTTCCTCGAGGTAGACCGCCACCATCTTTGGGGTCCAGTAGAGGTCATCCATGGGAAGGCTCCTGCGCCGGACGGTTGCCGTAGAGCTTCTTACCAAGCTGGCGGACCAGTTCACGTTCGGGCCAGGTGAGGCGCTGGTCATCCTCGGCGATGACCAGAACACCGCGTTCCTGCCAGCCATCGCGCTTGACCTGCTCGGGGTCGCGACGGTTGCCGCCGAAGCCGGGGGGATGCCACTTCATCGCATGCCTCCGTCGGTGTCGATGGCCCAGGACAGGATGGCCAAGGCGTCGGCCTCGTTGTCGTCCTCGGGATTGAAGCCGCGCGCCCGCATGGCGGCAATCACCGCGTCCTTGCCGGCATTGCCCTTGCCGGTGGCGTGGCGCTTTATGGTGCCGACAGGCACGCCCTGGTACGGCAGGTGTTTCAAGTCGCACCAGGCGGTGAGATGGGCGAGGAAGCCGCCATAGATGTGGGCTGCGTCGGTGCCGGCATGGCGGCGGACTTCCTCGAAGTGGATCGTCGCGATGCCCTTCGAACCGCCCAGGAGGTGGTCGAGCCAGGAGCGGAAGCGCAGGTAGCGCATGCCTCCGCCTTCGTATCGGCCCGGACGGAACGCCATTGTGCCGGAGACGATGACTCCGTCGCCCAGCCGCATGGCCCAACCGGTTGTGGTGCCGAGATCGAGGGCGAGGATGCTCGCGCCGCGTTCGGAGCGGCCAATGTTTAGCGGCGGCAACGCCGTCGGTGGACTTGCAATGGCGCCCTGAGGGGGCAGAGTCGAGACAGCCATGATGGTCTCCGTGAAGGGGAATGTCGTGGTCAGGGCGACGGCGGTTCGTGTTCTTGGCGGGACAGGCCACCGTCGCCCGCCTGGGATTGAGTGCCGTTCAGCCGGGCGGGCCACGGGGCATGCCCAGCCAGATCCGCACGGCCTGCGCCCGGTCCTCGTCCAGCAAGGGGTCGAGGCCGAACTCGTCGAAGATCGCGTCGAAGCTGGGTGTCGGCGGGCGGACGGGCTGCGGGGCGACCGGCATTCCGAGCAGGCGGACGATCTCGGCCTTGCACTCCCGCAACCGGGCGCGCAAGGACTCGGACAACGGCTGGGGTGCGGCGAGACGCAGGTTGCCGTCTTCGAGACGGACCATCCCGCCGTGATCTGAGACCTCCTGGAGGAGTTGACGGGCGGCGGTGGTCATATGACCTCCTCCCACCAGCGTTCCGGCGCGGGGGGAACGTTGCTCCCCGTTCCAGGGGCACGTTCCCCACCACGTTCCCCGGTAAAATCACAATGATTTCCGTCAGGTAGTGGACATGGGGAACATGGGGAACGTTTTTCGGCATCCCCACTCATGTGCGTGTGTGCGCATGCACCCGTATGTATGTGAGGTATGGAAAAACGTTCCCCACGTTCCCCACGTTCCCCGGAGCCTTGATTTTCCTCACGAATTTCCGGGGAACGTTGGGGGGAACGTTGGCTTTCGCCGTCACAACGTTCCCCACCGTCGTTGATTTCGGGGTGGTCGCAACCTTCCCCACGTTCCCCGGTCTCGAAATCTCCCCCTGGATGACGTTCCCCACCTTCCCCGAAATCCGGGCCTGGAAAATGTTCCCCCTGGTCGGGCGCCGCCTGTTCGATGGCGAGATGCCACCGCTGGGCTTGGTGCGACACGCGTCCGGCGCGCACCCGCAGCTTCATGCTGCCGACGACGAAGATGCGATCCCGCATCCGTCCGAGGGCCTTGCCCAGGCGGGTGCGCTGCGAGCGGTCCCCGCCGTCGCCCAGTGGCAGCGGCGGCTCGCTGGTGAGCGCCACCTGATGCAGGTCGGCAGTGGCCACATCCGCCGTGCCGTGGCGATCCCACCAGGCGCCGATGAAGGCCCGCCAGGTGGCGCCTTCGGCATCGGCGGTCTCGTAGGTTTCGTCGAGGTTGGTGAGGAATCCAGGAACGCCGGCCACATCCAGGAGACCGCCCATGATCGCCGCCCAATTGTCGAAGCTGCCGAGGCTGCGCTCACCCTGGCGAGGGCGGCCGGCCGCGATCCATGCCTGGCCGAGCGTCAAACACGCCGCGATGAGGTGGGAGCGATAGGCCTTGGTCCAGCCGCGCAGATCGGCATGGCGGAAATCACCGGCCTTGCGTCGCCAGGGTTGATCAACATGGGCATCGAGGCGGATGCGGACGATGCGCCGCGCCATCTCGTGGGAGAATTGCGGGTTGTTGCCGGTGGCGACCCAGACGCAGCGGATGGGGAAGCGGGTCATCTCCGAGACGCCCAGTACCCGGTCCTCCCAGGCGGGCATGGTCAGTGCCGCCGACAGGGCGCCCGAATCGAGCTTCAGGTTGAGGTTGTCGATCACCACCATGGCCGGCATCGACCGCAGCTTGGCGGTGAGGCGCTTGCGCCATTCGTCGTCGTCGCGGCCCTCGGCCATGAAGGACGGCGTGGCGCCCAGCGCGACTTCGGCGATCACCTCGACCATCAAGCTGGCGCCGGTGCCGGGCGTCGGCTTCTCGATCATGTGCAGCGGCGTCGGCCCGTCGATCAACTCCCGCATGAACGGCAGCAGCAACAGGGCGAGCGCATGGGCCCGTTCGGCCTCGCAGGTGAACGGGAAATCCCCCAGCAGGTCGTCGAGCAGCAGGGTGCGGGCGGCGGCAACATCGGCGGCGGTCGGTTGGGACGGCACCACCGGCGGGACGAAATCTTCAGGCGGCTCGAACAGCAGCCGAGTGGAGGGATGATAGCCGGGCACCGTCACCAATGTGCCGTCGCGGCCGAAGACCGGTGCGGTGACCACGCCCGCCAGCACCGGCAGGGCGGGATTGGGCGTGGCCAGCAAATTCTTGACCACGGCGATGGGCGGATGGGCGGGTGCCAACTGATTGCGGGCATCCAGTTTGCGCCAGTCGGCCACCAGGGCGAGGACGTGGCGCAGACGGTTCTCGGTCAGGGCGATGGGCTGGGGCTGGCCTTGGTCATCGCATTCGACCCAGCCGGGATGGCCGCCGACCCGGAAAAGCCACGGCGGGTTGTTGGCGTCTTCGACGATATCCCAGCAACGGTTGGTGGCGTCGGCCAGATCGCCGTTATCGGCGCGCATGCGCGGCAGCATACCGGTGGGGGCGACGAAGCCGAGTGGCAGACGAGGATCCCGGCGACGGAGTTGAGCCGGGTTGTTGGTAGCCAATAGATCGGGCAACGGTGTCCATTCCACCGCCGCTTCGACTGTGGCGCGGACGGCATCGGCTCCATTGCGCACCAGCAAGTCGTTGAAATCGTCCCCCTCCGTCGTGGGCAGGGCAATCCACACCCGACGGCCCTCGCGATGAAAGCGGGCGGCGGCGGTTTCGGCGGCGCGCAGGCCGGTGCCGGACGCATCGTGGTCGGCCAGGATCACCACGCGTTTTGCCTCGGGCGGCAGCGCCACGGCCTCCAGATTGCCCGCCGACAGTGTTGCCCAGGCTGGCAGGGCGGGACAGGCGCGCATCACCGCCAGCGTGGTCTCGATGCCTTCCGCCAGACCGAGCAGACCGTCGGCGGACTCGGCCAGCCGCACGGCGCCGGCGGCCACCTTGCCCAGCATCTTGCGGTTCTTGGGGATCGACGCTTTGGCCGTGCCGTCGGCGGCCAGCCATGTGCGGTGCAGGCCGACGGGTGTGCCGGCGCCATCGCGGATCATGGCGACCATCGCTGGCCAGCCGCTCTTGGTGTCCCAATGGGTGAGATCGGGATGGAACAGCAGATCGGGGCAGATGGCGGGTCCGAGCCCGCGCGCGGCGAGATAGGTGTCCACCAGCGAGCCCTGCGCCGGGACGGCGCGGGACAGGATGAATTCGATCTCGCGGGCATCGTCGCGGGGTTTGGCCTGGGCCGGTCGCTGCGCGGCAACGGGCGGCGGGTTGCCGGCGATGTCGGCGGCGAACTCGTAGAGCTCGCGCCCGGACAGGCCGCTGGCGTGCTCGATGGTGCTGAGCACGCCGCCGCCCTGGTTGCCGTCAAAGTCGTACCACTCACCGGCCCGCTCGCCCTTCAGGGTGATTACGCAACTGCCCTGCTTGCGCGGCGCATCGCCGCGGATGTTGGCCAGCCGCCAGACATCCTCTTCCCGTCGGCCGGAGGGAAACAGCCGGGGCACCCAGGTGCCGGCGTCATCACGCAGGCGGGCCACCACCGCGTCGAGGTCGATGCGGTCGGGGCGGAGCGCCGCGGTGTCGTTGAAATCAATCAAGGAGCACCAGCCCTTTCTCCGCCCGAGTAATGGCGGTGTAGAGCCAGCGGGCGCGGTCTTCGGCGGTGCGGCCCAGGCCGTCGTCGAACACCACGATGTTTTCCCATTGGCTGCCTTGGGATTTGTGGCAGGTGATGGCCCAGCCCCAGACCGCCTCGATGGTCTTCTTCTTGGCCCAATGGTCGCGGCGGTCGCGTTCCGGGTCGGGGGCGACGTGCTCGTCGAAATGCCCCTTGTAGATGCGGAAGCGCTCGGCCTTGTCACCGCCAGCCCCGATCCGCTCACCATCCTCGGTGACCACGGTGGCGGTGAACGAGATCTCGTCCTCGTCCTGGATGTCGGCGAGATCGACGAACATGCCGTTGACCAGACCGAGGTCGTTGCGGTTCTTGAGGCAGATGATCTTCTCGCCATCGCCGGTGGGATAGGTGCCGGGGAAGCCAGCCGCCCGCTTCATGGCGAGGTTCAATTGCAGCCGGGTCGAATTGCGGCCGCAGATAACTTGGCCGCCGCGCAGCATCTGCTCCGGCCCGACCTGATTGCGGCGCATCTTCCAGACGAAATCGTCGTGTTCGCCATAGGGGATGGGCAGACCCTGGCGGGCCAGGGTGGCCAGCCGGATGATGGCGCTTTCGCCGGCCTGGCGGTGGATCTCGGTCAGCATCACGTCCGGCGTCTGTTGGGTGAACGCGCCTTCGCCCTTCACCGGCGGCAATTGGCCGGGATCGCCCAGCACCAGGATCGGCTTGCCGAAGGCCAGCAGGTCGGAGGCCATTTCCTCGCCGACCATGGAGACCTCGTCCAGCACCAGCAGCTTGGCCTCCTTCAAGATCGACTGCTCATTCAGCACGAAGCGGGGCTTGTGGATTTCGGTCAGGCGCAGTTCCAGGCTGCGCAGCCGGGTTTCTTCCATCTGCCGGCTTGCCGACGGCAGCGAAGGCAACTGCGCCCTGATATCGGCGATGTCGTTCTTGATCCTCTCGATCTCGGCCGGCGTCGCCTCGGAGACGCGATAGATCAACGAATGGATGGTGGAGGCTGGCGTGCCCTTGCGGGTCATCACCAGTGCCGCCTTGCCGGTGAAGGCGGCATAAAGCACGCCACCGGTGGCGGAGACCGAGCCGTCGATGTCGCGTTCCATGGTGTCGAGACCGAGTTCTGCGATCGCGTGGCGGACGATGGTGGTCTTTCCGGCGCCGGCATAGCCGAACACCCTGAAGACCTGTTGTATGGCGGTGCCGTTGGCGAACCAGTCTTTGACGTCCTCGATCGCCTGGGCCTGAAGGGCGGAGGGGGTGAAGCTCATGATGTCTGCTCCCAGCAGCGTTGGGCGTAGTCGCAGAAGCGGCACAGCCAGTGATCGGAATTGGCGGCGATGCGGGGCGGGAGTTCGTGCGCATCCACGGCACGCAGGATGGCGACGGCGCGGTCGGACAGAGCCTGGGCGTCGGTGGGATCGAACCGGACGGGCTCGTGGAACAGTTCCTGGGTGTTCTTGTTGAGAGCCGAGAACAGCGTCACCGGAACATCCAGATAGGCCATGTAGATCTGGACCTGCGCCCAATAGAGCGGCTTGGACTCCTTCAGTCCCTTCTTGACCAGATCCTCCCAGGAGCGGGCGTTGAGCGCCTTGTGCTCCCACAGCGCCGGCCAGGGCAGGCTGACATCCGGCCCAGCTACGATGACGCCGTCGATGTGGCCGCGAATGCGGCCCCCGGCCACGGAGAAGCCGAACTGGCCGCCGTCGCGGCGCTCGGTCCGCAGATCGAAGCCGGCGGCGCGCAGCCAACGGATGGACAGGGTCTCGAACACATGGCCGGCGTCGAAGATTCGGAGAACCTGGCCGTCGAAGCCGCGCCCTTCGTCGACCGGCACCGCCATCATTTCGAAGGCCAGGCGGCGGGAACAGGGTTCACCAATACGGCTGGCGCCCAGATAGGTGCGGGGTGGCTGGGCTTGGCGTTCGGCTTCCAGGGCCATGTCGAGCAGCCGGTTGATCTCGGCGGCCGTGGCCTGGACGGGCGTGCCGCTGTAGATGGAGCCGGAGCCGTGATTGAGGTCGATCATGATTGCCTCAAAACGGAATCGGGTCGTCGAAGGCGGTGCCGGTGCGCTCCTTGACCCCGGCCTGGCGCTGCATGGACTCGACATAGCCGGTGACGGCGGCCTCGATGAGCCGGTCGATATCCTCGGCGGTTCGGTGGAAGAAGGGCTCCATCAGCCCCAACGCGGTCAGCGCCTCCGCAAACAGCGGTCGGGCATCCTTGATGGCCTGGGTTTCTCGGGCGGTCTTGTCGATCATGCCGTTGGTCCTTTTCGCGATCTCGGCGCCGACTTCCAGGCAGCGCATCGAGCAGAAGCGGTAGAGCGGGTACTGGTCGTGGCGGAGCCGGTGGACGTAGCCGAAACCACGCCCCTCCCGGCCGCACACCGCGCAGAGGCTCACCCCAGCAAGAGCAGGGTCAGGTCCGGGTGATCGTCCGGCTCCGCCTTGATCCGTTCCGAGGCCAGGACCACGAAGCGGCTGATGGCGTTGGTTGCCATGGCCTCCAGGTCGGGCAGGGTCAGGCACCTTATGTGCTGGTGCAGCCTTCCTCTTCCTTCGAGCCATTCGCCAATCGCCTTCGCCGCTTCGCGCGTCACATGGGCCTGCCACTCATCGTCGGTCATCAGCCGTTCAGCCAAGCCGGGCCGGAGGTTTGAGCAGCTGCGGGCGCGCTGGCCGGTGCCGCCGATTGGCGCCATGCCGGGGCTGCGGTGGTGGCGGGAGCGGCAGCCACTGCCGGGGCCGGGGCATTCGCCGACTGCTGCCAGGCCGGCTGGCCGGCCGCCGGCGTCTGGGCGGGCTTGCTGTCCTTTTTGCGGGGACTGGGGCTGGGCTGCACATCCTTGCCCTCCATCACCAGCGGCCACTCCTTCTCATTGGGCAGCACCGGCCGCTCCAGGCGGTTCTTGTCGGCGTAGCGATCGCTGGCCTCGACCATGATCTTGGCGATGAAGGTGATGCCCCCGAGGTCGGCCAGCCCGCGCAACTGCCGCTTGGCTTTGGCGGAATCGCTCATGTCGGTGGGGTCAAGGCCGAGAGCGCTGTCGATCATGCCGCGGAACATGCGCTTGGAGATGTTCCAGCCGACCGAGGCACCCTTCTCGTCGATCTTGCCGCCCGACACCGTGAAGAGGTGCCAGAACTTGCGCCGCGCGTGGGGGCCGTCCACCACGGTGAATTCGCAGTCGAGCGACAGCACGTCGCTCTCGGCCGAGCCGGAGGGCTTCAACAGCCCTTTGTCGGTCTCGAACGGGCCATCGACACCACCGGGGCGGATGGTCATGGTCACCTTGGCGAAGGTACCGTCGGGGATGATCTCGCCGCTGCGCAGCGGCTCGGCATCATTCAGGTCGTACATGGTGGTCTCTCCAGTCAGATGCGGTTGATCTTGGCGAGCAGGGCGCCGAGGTCGGGGGCCTCGGTCACATCGAGTCGACCCGAGCGGTCCTTGGCGGGCAGGCCGTGAGCATTGCCGGCGCGGCAGACAAAGCGGCGTTCCGCACCGGTGTCGGGGGCATGGCGCCAGCCGTCGCCATCGCGGTCGAACAACGACAGCGTCAGCACCTGATCGACGATGCCCGGCAGTTCGCGCGCCGCCTTGCCGCCTTCCATCTGCGGCTGCCAGGTGACGCGGTTGAAATCATCGGTCACCTTTTCAAGGATCCCGACGAAGATCACGGTGCGGCCCGGCGCATGTTGCAGATGCTTCAGCAGCGCGATCACCTCGCGGGCGAGCAGGCCGTAGGCCCCCCTGGTATCTGGTTTTCCGGTCTTATCGCTGATCGCCTCGGGGCGGGTCTTGGCCCAGGCCATGGCTTGGCGCGTCAGATCGGTAATGCTGTCGACGAAGATGATCCGCTTGGTCGCGATGCTGCGCGCGAGGTCGGGATAGCTGGCCAGCAGGTGCTGATGGTGTCCTTCGGAAAAGAAGCCATCCGCCGGCACCGACGGGTCGATGCCGCCGATCAGGCAGGCGATATCCAGCGCGTCGGGAAAGGTGCGGATGGCGATGCTGTCGCCCGGCCATGCCTGCACCGATTTCAGTCCGGCCTCCAAATCGAGACACAGGGTTTCCTCGGGCGGCAAGGTCAGCAGCTGACTGGTCTTGCCGCTGCCGCTGGGGCCGAACAGGGCGATCGTGGTCTTGCCCTGGGCCTCGGTGATGCGCTGATCAGCGCTGACGATGCGCAAAGCCATCACGCACCTTCCTTGCCGGTCATGACAGCATCGACGATCCGGTCGGCGCCGACCGCACCAGCTTGGCGAGCCAGGGAATACAACTTGCGCAGGGCGTGGTAACGATCACCGACCGCGTTGTATTCGGCCTCGACGCCCAGCATGGCGAAGGCGATGTCGTCCAGGGTGGCGTCCTCGACCGCCAGGTCGGTGTCGGAGACGCGCACGATCGCGGGCAGCGCTTCAAGGGCGTAATGGCGCTTGCGCAGGGATTCGAGCTTGGGAATAACGGCCATGTTGGCACCTCTTCTATGGAGGGAATCAGGAAGGGTCGGATTGGCGGTCAGGCGGCCTCCGCGCCCGGCAGCGCCGACAGGGAAGCCGTGTGGCCCCTGGGGCGCGGGCGGGCGATGAGCAGGTAGCTGTAATCCTCGGTGCCGTTCCGACGCTGGACCGGGTGGGCCAGGCCGTGCTCGGCAGCCCAGATGGCCCGCCGAGCGACCCGGAGCAGGTCAATGCGCTGGCGGTTTGGCAGCCGTTCGGTCAGCGGCGAGGAATCGAGCGCCAGGAAACCACGGTGGTATTCCAGCACGTCTCCCGGTGCAGCCTGTCCGAGCCAGCCGCAGAGATCGGTCTCGGTGATGCCCATGGTCGGCAGAGGGGTGATTGCGTCGGTCATGTAAAGCTCCTACCCAGCAGGCTGAAAAACCGTCTCACGCCGCCTGGAGGCCAGTGGCCATGAGGCACAGCAGGATCTCCTTGAGCCGGCGGTACAGGCTGCTGCGTGCGCCCTGGCCGGCGGCGGCAAGGCGGTCGATGGTGGCGTGGGAAAGGGCGACGCAGAGGGCATCGTCGCCGGGGGCAAGGCAGCCGAGACCGCGTTCAATGTCGAGGCGCCGCTCGACGGCGGTGAAGGCGTCCGTCGGCTGGCCCAGCACTGCCGCCAGTCCCTCGTCCTCGGCGATGAGGTCGCCGCGGCTGGCGCCGTCCATGCCGGCCATGGGCTCGTCGAGGGAGATTCCGTAGAGCAGCCGCTCCCGCTTGGCCTTGGCGGCAATGCGCGTGGCCCGGTGCGTCATGATGGTGCCGACGAAGGCGCCCAACGAACCACGCGCGGGATCGAACGACCCCAGGCGGGCAATCACGTCGAGCAGCAGATCCTGGCGAAGGTCGTCGAGATCGTCATGGGGCAGCCGAAGCTGGCGCCGCAAGCGGCGTGCAGCCACATCGGCCTCGCGTTGCAGGACTTGGAGATCGGAGGGGGAGAGCGAAGGGGACATCGGAGGAAGCCTTGGTCATCAGTTGCGATGACCACAGGCTGCCCGATGGGACGAGCCGCTTGGTGGGGATGGGGTGGGAAAACGGTGGGCGAGTGTGGGTGCTTGGTGGCTACTGGCGCAGGTCGATTTCGTCAGGGGCCAATGCCAACCAATAGGCTGGCGGGCTTCGCCTGTTCCGGATCAGGTCACGGATAGCATCGGCATCTGGTTGGCCGGCAGCCAATCCGTCCCGCTACTCGCGAATGATGTCGCGGGCCTGCCTTCCAGTCCGGTCTTCAATGTCGCGGTTTGATACGACGCCATTTCCGGTAGCGGCGCTCTGCGCCAGCATCACGAGAAGACGGTGAGGCTGACCTGAAAGCAGAATGCTCCTGCCGTCGAGTGTTGTCGTCCCAGACGATTCCCTGATGATCAGCCGCGGTGTGTGCCCGATGGGCGGGACCAGCCTGAATACGTCAATGGCGAACGGATTTTGGTCACTCACGCCGACGACGTCCAAGGCGGCGGCGACATAGGGGCCGGCATCCTCAAGGCATCGGCGCGCCTCTCCAGGTATACCCTTGGGTACCAGCAGGGCGATTGGCGAACCTCGGGCAGCCCTTGTCAGCGCTCCCATCAGTCCCGGCTGGATGGATGCGGCGACAGACAGAGCGGCAAACACGGCCTGACCGCCAACCGTGGTGCCCAACTTCCAGAGTCCGGGAAGGATGCTTTCCGGATCCTTGTTCAAACCGCTGTTGCTGCTGATCAACCGCATGAGCATGGCGGGATCGATGCGGAAACTTCGGATGTCCTCAGCAGAAAGCTCTACGTCGGCTCGATGGTCGTTTGGGCAAGCCGCGATCAGTTGGCCTTTGATGCGCTGGATCGGCCGGGCATCGAGTCCGCAATCGCAATCGCTGCAAACGCTCCATGTGTCGGCAGCGCGATCCTCGGCCAACACCCCTTGCGCCAGCAGCCGATCGAAATCCCGACCGAAATGGGGAGCCGCCACCCGGCCCCATAGGACCGGGTGCTCGGCTTCACTCAGCCGCAGCAGCAGCCTCGACAGCGTCTCGATCATGACAGAATCCGTTGCGGCGGAGCAGGTCCATGATACGGCCCTCGAACATCAGCCGCTTGAAGGCGGCCGTATCCGGCGGCTTGATCTTGATCGTCACCCTGGTCGGCTGAGGGCGGCCAGATGCGAAATGCACTCGCAGGATCATGTGGCCGAGGCGGAAGTTCTCGGGGCCGAAGACAAGACCTCGCGTCATTTCCGCCAGCCTCGCCAGGGCGTTGCCGCGGGTGTCGCGCGCGATCAGCGACCACACCACCTTGATATCGTCGGTGCGGGGATCGGTCGCGATCCTGTCCGCCTGAACCTCGACGATCTGAACGCGCACGATGCCGGTATCGAAGGCGTGGTCCACCGTGAATCCCAGTCCGGTCCGTTCGACCGCAGCCAGGGTATAAAGGTTGCGGCTGTTGGATCCGGCAAAAAAGTCGGGCAGCCCCAGCATGGTGGCAGCGAAGATGGCTGCGAGTTCGGCACGGCGGGCCTTGAGGATGCCACCAATCTTCAGCCGTCCTGTTGCAGGCGCATAGGCCAGGACTGCGTGGCCGGCCGCCTGAAAGCTGATGACCCGTTCCTCGCCACCGTCGATCACCGGTGTAATGGTGACGGGTGCCCCATAGGTGACGACAATGTTGACCTCGTCGTCGTCCTCGTACCAGCCGATGCGGCAATAGTCGCTCTGGAGTTCGCGGGCGAACATCTCTCCAGCAGCCCGCTTGAACATTTCTTTGGTTCGATCCTCAAGTCGGGGCTCGATGCCTTCCTCCGCGCCGGCGAATTCGGTTAGCGTCGCCTGGGCCTCGAGTGCCAGCAGGTCGGAGGCCGCATCGAATGCATCACGGTGATCAAGGAACATCAGCAGCGCGACATGCTTCGGATCGAGCCGGATCGGTTGCCCGGTTGTGTCAACAGGTTGGTCGATGGCCGCGCCATAGCGGACAGCCTGCTCCAGCAGCATGCGCATGCCGGTCTCATTGCCGAGTTCAGCGATTCGGTGCAGGTCGGCCACCAACCCCTGGGAGAACCCGTTCTCCGGCCCGGCAAAGAAGTCGAGCAGCGCCTGGCGGGCGTCGGCAACGTCACCATCGAAGATTGCGAGATCGAAGTTGATCTGATTGACGGGCTGGCGCTCAAACAGGCTGCGCAGCAGGCCGAGATCGACGGTTTTGGTGAAGCGCGGATTGACGAATTTTTTCAGATCCTTGGCCATTCGACGCTCCTCTACGCCCGACCGATGTTCCTAATAAGTTCTTAAGCGAAAACGGGCTGGGGAGTCGAGTCAAAAGCGATGATTGGGACGAAACAGGGCTGCACTGGGTAGTTGACCTTTAACGCCAATGGATCAGCGGAACAGCATGTCCGGCCCCAATGCACTATCTCCCGACCACATGACCGCCGCCGAGCGCCTCGACGAAATCGCCGAGATTCTGGCGACCGGGGCCATGCGCCTGATGGCGCGGAAGTCCACTCGTTTATCTGCTGACGCCGGAGACTGTTCCGTCGACTTCACTGGCCACCAGAGCGTCCATGGGTCTGACCGCAAGTGCAGGAGACCCCGTAAATGACAACCGCAATTCTTACCCAGGTGGCCGAATTGCCCACCCTGCCGACGCCCAAGTTGAAGGCGATGTGGCGGGAGCTGAACGGCACAGAGCCGCCGCCCTACAACCGCATCTTCCTGGTCAAGCGACTGGCCTACCGGATTCAGGAACTGGCCTTCGGCGGATTATCGGTGCAGGCCGAACGCCGCCTTGACGATCTGGTCGATGAGCTGGATGGCAAGAAGAAGCCGAAACCCAAGGACATGACCGCCCCCATCGTCGGCACCAAGCTGATCCGGGAATGGCAAGGCGTGCTGCAGGAGGTGACCGCCCTGGCCGACGGCTTCGAATGGCAGGGCCGCCGCTACCAGAGCCTGTCGGCGGTGGCCCGCGCCATCACCGGCACCCGCTGGAATGGGCCGCTCTTCTTCGGTCTGCGCAAGCACGGCAAGCTGGAGACCCGCTGATGAACCCGCCCAAACCCATGCGCAAGGTCCGCTGCGCCATCTACACCCGCAAGTCCTCGGAAGAGGGGCTGGAGATGGAATTCAACAGCCTCGACGCCCAGCGCGAATCCTGCGAGGCCTATATCACCAGCCAGAAGGCCGAAGGCTGGGTGCCGGTGCCCGACCGCTACGATGATGGCGGCTTCTCCGGCGGCACTCTCGAGCGTCCCGCCTTGAAGCGTCTGCTGGCCGACATCGAGTCCGGGCTGGTCGATGTGGTGGTGGTCTATAAGATCGACCGCCTGTCGCGATCGCTGATGGATTTCTCCAAGCTGGTCGAGGTGTTCGACCGCAACGCCGTCACCTTCGTCTCGGTGACCCAGTCGTTCAACACCACCACGTCCATGGGCCGGTTGACGCTCAACATCCTGCTCAGCTTCGCCCAGTTCGAGCGGGAAGTGATCGGCGAGCGCATCCGCGACAAGTTTGCCGCGTCGCGCCGCAAGGGCATGTGGATGGGCGGCGTCCCGCCTCTCGGTTATGACGTGGTTGCCCGCAAGCTGGTGGTCAACCAGCCCGAGGCCGATCTGGTCCGCCACATCTTCGACCGCTTCCTCAAGGTCGGCTCCGCCACCCTGCTGGTCAAGGAATTGAACGCCGCCGGTTACCATACCAAGTCCTGGACCACCCAAGACGGCAAGCACCGCGACGGCGCGCCCATCACCAAGAACTTCCTCTACAAGCTGCTCGACAACCGGGTCTATCTCGGCGAGGCAGTCCACAAGGGCGAAGTCCATGCTGGCGAGCATCCCGCCATCATCGACCGCGCCACCTGGGACAAGGTGATGGCGGTGAAGACCGACAACGCACCCCGTAAGCGGGCCAACGCGGTGCGGTCCTCGACCCCGGCGCCGCTGAAGGGGCTGATCCACTGCGCCCACTGTGGCCGGGCCATGACGCCGAGCCATACCCGCAAGAAGGGGCGGCTGTACCGGTACTATACCTGCATGAAGGCCATCCATTCCGGCCATGAGTCCTGCCCGGTGCGCAGCATTGCCGCCGGTGAGATCGAGGCGGCCGTCATCGGACAGGTCCGGGCCCTGCTGCGCGCCCCCGAGATCCGGGCGCGTGCCGAACGGATGGCACCAACCATGTCGCCGGGCGATCTGCACGCCGCCCTCGATCGCTTCGAGGCACTCTGGGACGAGCTGTTCCCGGCCGAGCAGGCCCGTATCCTCCAGCTTCTGGTCGAGAGAGTGGCCATCGCCCCAGACGGCGCCGAGGTACGCCTGCGCGCCGAGGGGCTGGCCAGCGTCATCACCGACATTACCGCCCAGGCCGGCGACAGGAGCGCGGCATGACCGCCGACATCCGGATCGACACCCTGACCATCCGCGTGCCGCTGACCCTGCGGCGGTATGGCGGGCGCAAGCTGGTGATCGTGCCCGAGGGAGGGGGCGTTCCAGTCCGGACCAAACCCACCCCCGACGATACCCTGCTGAAGGCGCTGGCCCGCGCCCATCGCTGGAAGCGCATGCTGGAATCCGGGCAGGTGGCATCCCTGAACGAGTTGTCTGAAGCCGAGAAGATCAGCCCATCCTACATGACCCGAATCTACCGCCTGACCTTGCTGGCCCCCGACATCGTCGAAACCATCCTCGACGGCCGCCAGCCGCGCACCCTTCAACTGGCCGATCTGATGGACGACATGCCGGTGGAATGGCACCGGCAGCGGGAGATGTTTGGGATGGCGACGCGGTGACCGGGCGCGCGAATTCCGGCGGGACCATGCATATTGACAAAAGAACGAAATAGAAACACTCTGCGGCAGTCGCCCTTGCCGCAGGAATACCGCCATGGCCCTCGAAACCTTGTTCATCTGCCAGCCGTACATCCTCGGCAAAAGGGGTGGACTGAAACCTCAGCCGCCCATTTCCTACAAGACCGAACCACAGGCCCTGCAACGCGCCAGCCGCATGATGGAGGGTGGCAGCGTTGCCGGCGTGGATGTCGTCCGTCAGACCGCTGACCCTGAAATGGGCGATTACGACGAGCCTGAGTTTCTGCAGCGTCTGGGGTCCGTGCCGAAGGCCGAAAACTGAATTGTGATTGGCCATCCTGCCTTTGCCGGCTGGGTGGTCATTGTATGCAATTGTTCACGGACGAGCGGGCGGATGCGGTGTAGACATCAGCCGTCGTCAAGAATAGCAGACCTTGGGAGGGGCAAATGCGGGCGCAAGACTTCGGGCTTGATCGGTGGATATGGGAGCCGTCGCTGGACGATCTCCTCGACGATCCAACCATGCATGCCTTCCTGCTGCGGGATCGCCTTTCCGTCGATCATGTGCGGACCCTCGTCAGGGAAGTCAGGCAGCGTCTCGCCCGCGCGGCGTGAAGGCGGCCGGGGTGTAAGCCATGCTCGGCGACCGGCAGATGCGGGCCGTGCAACTGGCCGACCTGATGGACGACATGCCGGTGGAATGGAACCAGCAGCGGGAGATGTTCGGGGTGGCACGTTGA